ATATAAAAAGGGTACAAGACGGGAGAGAACAATTGTTAGCTCAGAAAAAGAAGAACCGGGAGGAAGCTGAGCGTCGTAGTGTATCTGTGAAAAAGGCACAGAGGAACCGACAAATGAGGGAAAAGGAACAGAGAGCAAAAGCGAGGGCTAATGCCGAGGCTAAATCCCTGAAAGAAAAAGTGGCCAGAAACAAAGTTGAAGCTGAGAGAGCAAAAGCTCAAACTCTTCGCGACGAAAGTGAGAGACGACGTCTCGCGATGCTTGAGAGTCAGAAGAAGAAGGACGCTAAGGCTGCACTGCGTAAGGCGAATAAGAAGCTCGCTAAGGCTACTGGTCAGGGTGTGAAGGGAACCCAGAAAAGACAACAAGCGGTGCGTCGGATATAAAGTTAAAGACTTAAAGCAATTTCCCTATAATGGAAAATTGTGATGTTTGTTGTGAAAAGTTCAATAAAATAAATCACAAAAAGGTTGAATGTCCCTTCTGTGATTTACATAGTTGTCGCACTTGTACACAGAAGTATCTCCTTTCTATATCAGATGATCCACATTGTATGGGTTGTAAGAATATGTGGAATAGGGAGTTTGTAGACAATTGGTGTACAAAGTATTTCCGTAACACAGAAATTCGTCTTCATAGAGAAAATATATTATTCGAGAGAGAAAAAATAAGAATACCAGAAACACAACCAGAAGTTGAAAGGATAAAGTCTATACGAAAACTATACGAAATCATAAATGATCAGAGAAAAAGACTTTTAGAACTTTATCAGAAATATGGATTGTATAATGGACACCTCACAATTTCAGAAATACCCGAACCAGTAAATGAATTAAGAATTGAGATGGAAGAAACGTATCGAGAAATTGAGAGACTTCGTCATGGTGGTGAACTTGTAGTGGGTGAAGAACCTAAAAAGTTCATTCGAAAATGCCCCACGGGAGAGTGTAAAGGGTTCATGAATGAGGATTGGTTCTGTGGCTTATGCGATAGACACTTTTGTGAACAGTGTAATGAAGAGGTCTGTGAGGATCATATATGTGACCCAGATGCTGTGAAGACTATGAAACTTTTAAAGAAGGATACAAAGCCATGTCCAAAGTGTGGAACCATTATACAAAAACTATCCGGGTGCCGACAGATGTGGTGTCCAGATTGTCATACTGCATTTGACTGGATATCAGGTCAAATAGAAATGGGGAGAATACATAACCCCCATTATATGGAATTTAAAAGAGATCGCATCTCATCTAGGGAACATGGAGATATACCATGTGGTGGAGTTCCAACATTTAGGGAACTTCGTGAGATAGACGCACCAGACAACATCACGCGATTTGCTATGACACTAAACCAACTTGATAGGGACCTCATATATAGATATGGTGATATGTACGATGGTGACAACCGATATCTGCGTGTAGCTTATATGTTAAATGAGATTGAAGAGACACCCTTTAAGAAAGAAATACAGAGACGTGACAAACAGATAGAGCGATACAGGGACATTAATAATATTTTCAGAATGGTCATAGACACGGGTGGAGATCTCCTAAGACAGTATGTTCTTGAACCAGACAAATATAGTGAAATTATAATGATATGTAAAAAATTAATTGAATATGCCAATGATATTGTAACCACAATACGGAAGAGGTACAATTGTGTCGTTCCCTATAATATTTATCTACACTAAATATAAGATGCTACTTTTATTAGCTATTCTATTTTTGGTATGGTATCTCATACCAACATATACAAAACCTAGGGTGATACCAAACTTTCTGTCAGAGGAGGAAATTAATCACATCAAGAAGGAAGCTGAGAGTAAACTCCATACGTCAACAATTGCGGCGAATGGAATCGGAATCGTTGACAAGACTATGAGAGACAGTGAAACTGCGTGGTTGGATCTAGAAGACCCAATTGTGAACCGAGTTACAGAGAAATGTGCTGGTCTCACCGATAGACCACTTAAAAACTGTGAGAAACTGCAGGTATTGAGGTACGGGTCGGGTGGGTTTTATGACCCACATCAGGATACTTTCAGTGATACAAAGGGAAACAAGAGGATGTACACAATTATTCTCGCTCTAAATGATGACTACGAGGGAGGTGAAATTGAACAAAGGTGATGCTCTCTTCTTCCATACACTGGACAACTATGAACTCATGACTTCTAAGGCTTTACACGGAGGGGCACCTGTAAAGTCTGGTGAGAAGTGGGTGTGCAATCTCTGGGTTCATAAGTACCCTTGGTTTTAACACGTAATACCTACCTTTATAACTATTGTCATTGAGTTAAAGATATATATCTTTAAATCAATAACATGGTAGATGTTTCTTATTTAGATACAGCTACACCACTAACTTCTTTTTTAGTTGCAATGTTAGTTGGTGTTACACATGTCTTACTCGGTCCAGATCATGTGAGTGCATTGTTCCTACTCGTCGCAGGTGTAAAGAGACGCGAACATTTAAATGAAAATAGTAATTCATTTTCTACATGGAAAAAATGTGCATCACAAGGATTTAGGTGGGGGATTGGACATACAATAGGTCTAAGTTTTATGACAAGTATATTTATGATCTTTAGAGATGAAATCCCAATAGATCAAATTGGAACGGCAAGTGATTATATTGTGGGATCAATGATGATATGTATTGGAACTGCTACCCTCTACTCACTTTATAAATGGTGTAAAAATGAAAAAAAACATTTAAAGCATATTAATGGTGAAACTGACACGGAACTCGCGAGACATCCGACGGACGGTTTACCTTTACCCGTGATATCTGTATCAGATGCTCACACCGAAGCACATGATCACCATCTAACACATATCCACACAGCTACCGACGCTGTCAGTGAAAGTAAAACACTTTGGGATAAGTTCAAAACATGGAGAATGGGTGATACATTCACTGATAGCCCCACGAGTGCTTATGTAATTGGTGGTATCCACGGTGTATCTGGTTTGAGTGGTATAGTATATATTCTCCCAGCACTCTTCTTAAATGATAATTTCCGTCTATTTTTGTATATGCTAGGGTTTTTCATAACATCAATCGCAAGTATGTCACTTGTAGGTGGTACGTTAGGTCTTGTCCCAGGTGGAACTGTCAAAATTATGACCCTTAATGGCATTGCTGGTGTGACTGTGATCGGTGTTGGTGTTATGTGGATTGTCCTAACATATTTGGGATTACTTGATTTATAACAACGAACTAAAAATATTAAATGCAATTGTCCTTCTTCCAGGTTTTATACAGTTTCTCACCATATGTAAAAGTTGAACAGGAAAAATCATAACGGTACCTTCTTTTATATCACTAGTCTTACCTGTATCAAACGTGTATTCAATTGTAGGATCGGTAAATGGTTGTTCTCTAGAACTCCTAAAAAGAAGAGAACTTGATTCATTCTCGTCATTTAGAATATACACACCTGAAAAGATCGCGTGGTATAGAATACCATTTTTAATCCTTTTATGTTCAATATGACAATGTAAATCCTGATTATCATATTTATCATAAGTGTTAAACCAATAACCACTAACAAATGATTCTTTTACAGATATTTTATATTGATATTTAGAGTTTATTTCTTTTATAAAATTATCAAGTGGATTCCATATAATTTTAATCATATCAGATGGTTCTAAAAAATTATTAATTTTAGGACCACTTGTAATAGACATACATTTTACTGTACAAGCATCAAATGGATTCTTTACCTCATTCGGGTTATCTTGTTCTATTTTATCTATAATCGGCATGTATTTTCTTTTCAATTCATCGTGGTCTTTTAGATTTTCCCAATAAACGTAAGTAGTTGGAAATTGTAAATGTGGCATTCTTATTCAATAAAGTTTATTAAACTTTAACTAATTATTCAAATGTTGAGTATATGTTTCCGGAAAATACGACACGATTTGGTTTATACATAATATTTACCTGATGATATAGATTTGAAGGAAATATAATAATAGCACCTTCTCGTATATCTTCAACTTCGGATGTTTTAAATCTAGTATCACGACTCTCACTTACAGTTGTACCTGCCATATTAGGTTGAATAAACTCAGTTTGATTTTTTTCATTATTATCATTTAAGATATAAATGAATGAAAACATACACTTATATAATTTATTATCATCCTTGATGATGGCAGGATTACCATCATCATGACAATGTATAGACGTTGTTGCACCACTGTCGTATTTTATAAACCAACAATTAGATATAAAGGAATTAGTAATATCAATTGATTTACAATTAGGTCTAGAGTTCATTTCTTTTATAAGAATATCTAAACTATCCCACACTATAGTTTTTATTATTGTGGGGTTATCCTCGATAATCCATAAACCTGATGATTTTCCTACCGTCCCTACACCTTTATCTATATAAGCTGTTTTAGAAAATAATTTCTGCTTAGTTTCAATCTGATCAAGTAATTGCTTTCTTAAATGTTCATGTTCATTTATATTTCTCCAATAAACAAAATCACATGGAAAGTAAAATATCCCCATACCTATGATATAATCATAGGTTAAACTTTAAACTATTAGTAGTCATTTATTATATGTTAATAATATATAAATGAAGTCTGTGGTATTCACATATGGTCGTTTCAACCCACCTCACAAGGGTCATAGAATGATGATTGAACAGGTCATAGAGACTGCTCGTAAATCAAATAAAACTCCAATTGTTGTGGTGTCACACTCTACAGGTAATGCAAAAAACCCACTTCCGGTGGAGAACAAGGTGAGAATCCTCAAGAGGTGGTTTCCAAATGTGAGCATTGTGAGTTCTGCGAAAGACCGAAGTATAGCTAAGATTACTGAAAACTTCAATAAAAACTCTGTGATGATCGTTGGAGAGAATCGTCAAAATACTTTCAAGTTCTTACCATTTAAGAAAGTTGCATTAAATAGATCCCCAAATGCACCTTCAGCCACGATGGCTAGAGCTGCAGCTGTATCCGGTAATAAAAACGCATTCAAAAATATGACTGGCTACAACCTCACAAACAATTTGAGGAATAAGATTGTTAAAGCTAAAACTAAAAAGTAAAGTAATGTTAGACGTAGTAGCCCTCGCTACAAAAGTATACACCCAGTTAGGACCTGGGTTCAGTGAAAGAGTGTATCACAATGCTATGGAGGTACTTCTCCGCAAGGATGGATTTCAATATGAATCGGAACGGATTATTCCGATTCCCTTTGAGGGCCATGTGATAGGTAATTTGAGGGCTGATATTATTGTAAACAATGAGAGTATCCTAGAGTTCAAGACGATTAAGACTCTCAATGATCAAGCTGATCTTCAGGCTCAAAACTATCTGATTCTGACAGGTCTGAAGAAGGCGTATCTGGTAAACTTTCCTCCGTTTCCGAATCGGGAGGTTGAGGTTCGTTGTGTTGCATTAGGATCATTAGAGGAAACAATTTAGCTAATATTTTATAAAACTCTTTCGCTTCATCGTGATATTTCTTGGGGTCACGGAGACCTTCTGTGAGTACCTCTTTAGCTCTGTCCATATGATACGCTGCCTCATCTATACAGAACTGTTCGTATTCATTCATTACTTGAAGTAACATCAGACACTTTAAGTCTATATACATATCACACATTTATCATTTATATTGAAGCATTTGAGACAAACAAAATGTGAACATTTTCTGAACTTGACACATGTTGTATTTTCAAAACAATATGGACATTCATCATTCTTGAATTCAAGTACTTCATTATTGAATCTCCAGAAACATGGACTACACACCTTTAGACCTGGTTTCATCATTTTGTGACACACCTCATAGTTTGGACAGTTCATATAATTTAAAAGACTGTTACACCTTTAAACTCAAATTGTTGGTATAAATTCCCATTCGAGTGTGCCACAAATCTTTTTCCATATTTGATCTTGGGCATATAACTTACTCTTTGATTTGAGGAGAGGAAAGTATTGGAGGTATTGATCCTTTTCTAAGAGTTCACAAAACTTGTAGAGTACATAGGAATAACTCAAAAAGTTTTTCCTATCTTGGGGGCAATTGTCATCAAAGGGTTTTTGAATATCCTTGAACATGATACGTAGTTGTTCCTCCAATTCTGGTGGCATATTCGGTGCCTTAATACCATTTAGAATATTTGTGATGTAGGGTACATGTTCATAATACTTATTGAGTCTCAATTTTTTTAGAAGAGCTCTAATCTTTGTATGAGTAATTTCATCCAACTTCTTGATCTTCATCTTTTTGAGTTCCGATCTCAATTGTTCCATGACTTCTGGGGGTATAGAAGTCATCTCTTGTGCTTGAAATTGACTCAACCATTCATTGAAATGGTTTTCCCTCTTGTAACTGTAATTGATAATCTTCTCAGACGTCTCTTGTTCTTCTCTATATGTCAACTCTTCACTTATCAATGTAGCAATTATCAACCCACATGAATCACATACAAGATCACTTGTAACATGTATATGGATTATATTACTATAGGAACATACTGGACATTCATTTAAGTTTGTATATTCATTTACCCTAGGGAGATTTTGTTTTTCTACTTTAATGAGATACTCATTGAAGATATCTTTCCTCTTGAGTCCAACAGTCTCTTTCACATTGAAAATATTATCTGTATTAATCTCATCCTCCACTGTATCGGCATATTGAGTCATATATGGCATACAACTAATAAGGTAGTCAGACATCTCACTCTCGTATAGTTTCTTATTTCCGGGGTCGGTATTTATGAGATGTGTCCAATTTTCAACTTTATTTTTATACCTACTTAAAAAGTTACCTTCCATTATAATTAACAATGTTGTTCAAACTTTTAAGTACTCTTATATATTTATACAAAAAATTAACAACTCCAAGTGACTATAGTATTATATCAGAGGAAATTGAGTATACGATTGACCATGACACGAAATATAAGATTGAAGATGACTTTTGGGAACATGAAAGTAAGGACTGGGATGGTATTTTGGACGAATACCATTGTTATGTCACCAATAAACGATTCAGAAATACGATTATTCCTCAAAATGTGAATAACTTCATTCTTCGTGTAAAATATTACTATGGTGGAAGGGTTTACAAGGCCATCACACAAGATATCAATTTTATACCCGGGAAGTGTGAACAAGATAATATGATATTTAGTATCCCCCTTCGTCATGTATGGATAGTTGATCACGATGATAAACCACAATTAGACATCACGGAGAAGGTTAAGCGGTACGCCGGGCCTAGAAATAACTTCCACGACCAGGATGTCCCATTACAAGATTTTTTATACTATACCCAAAAGACACTTGAGACCCGTTTTCCCAAGATAATGCTCACAAACTCATTAGGTATGAAGAAAATTGTTTTGACTACAGAGGATCGTACGACTGACCTCCGTATTCCATAATTACATATCATCGGAAACCTTAGTCGCGAGGTAAAACTTCACTTCACCCAAGTTTGCGACGTTATACTTTAAAATTAGAAACCTATTCCCCTCTTCCTGCATAATTTGCACAGATGAACACATACTCGTCGCCTTTGTAAATATATTCACATACTTCAAGCTATAGAGACCCTTAATTTCCTGGCTATTTTCAAGGCATTCAATAGACGTTTCTTGGTTCGCAAAGTCCCCCTCACAACGAAGCCGAAGTTCTTTGCCAACTCTAGTAATTTCAATCTCATTACCAAGATTTGACATGTCTCTACAAAGTTTCTGGAAATCTGCAGATGGTAGAATCGTATTACTGGTCATCGTAACATCAGGAACTTCAATACGACTCTCATTGATATCTAGGAGTTTGAGTTGAAATTTAGTACTCGTCTTTTTTGATTCACTTGTAATTTCCATATCCATATATTCTTTTGAATTTATTTCAATTTTGAGAACATCATTATTTGTAATTGTCTTCAAAAGTTTGAAAGTATTTGAAATGTTAATTCCAGCTATGATTTCATCCTGAATACATTCGTACTCTTCAAAGTTATCAGCAGCGAGGAACATATCAATGAGAGATGTTCTAGCTGTATCCAGTGTAACTATATACATACCTTGTGGGCGAAAGTATATGTTAACGTCATTCAGTATATCTTTTAAAACTTCAAAAGTTGATTTGATGGCAGATGCCTGAATTGTTACCAATTTCATATTACTATATACACCGCGTTTTATCTTTAAATCTGTTGTTCGGAATAAGCTACACCCTTACTCACATCTCTACCGATTTTATCTTCCAATTCCTTTGTCATAGCTGGTTGTAGGGATTTACCATATGAATCCAGTGAGAACATATCAGTATCGTTATCCTCACTGTCTAGTGTGGTCATAGAGCACGATCCACTGAAACCCCAGTTACCAATTTCCTCGTTAGGGAGGAGAGAATCAAGCCAATTTTTTATTTCACTACCAATGAGAACTTTCCCATTCTTGGTCAACATTGTGGGTACCCGATTGATTTTATTCTTGTATGCAGGTGGAATACCCTGAGTGTTTATGTTGTGGTAACGAACAAGTTGTTTCAATTGTGGTTGTTTGTTTATATACTCGATAACTTCCATCGAGTGTTTGCATCGGGGACTATATATCAGTAGAGACATCTAATATGTATAAGGGTATTTTGTAAAAAAAAATTAACGCATAGTAATAAAGATGATGAACTGGTCTTTGACGATTGTTCTTATTGCCATTGCCCTGTTACTCACAGTCAGGCGTGAACCATTCACGGAGATGTTTGGGTTTTCAGGGTACACCCAACCAGTCAAAAATATTCGTTTTGATGATACCAGACCACTTTTGTCTGATTTCACTCAGGCTGAAGCTGACATTAATAACGACATGATGCAGGAATTTGTTCTCCAGACTAATAAAGAAATATCTAAACGTACCGGACTTTGCACTTATATTATTGAAACTACCGGTCTTAATAAGTATGTCAAAGAAGACAAGACACTATATGAATGTAAATTTATGACTGTGAAGAATAGTGGTTTCGCATTTGGTTTCTCTGTTGTAGCTTATTTTGAGGTCATTAACGGAAATATCAAACTCGTCTCTCTCCGAACACAACCACTTGAAGTTGAATCTGCGTCTGAAATTGCACCTTTTGTGGATGATGGTGCTTCCGGTAAAGATTTTATAAAGTATGAGCTTGTGAAAGAGAAGGCCATACCCACTCTCAATGAGTTAGAAATGGCTAAAAATAAATTGCAGTAATTGTAATGATCAACATCAATGATGTGACAATAATTGATGAAAAGAGGAAGCAAATCAAGAAGGAAATATACACACGAATATATGAACAGTTTTCTCGTAAAATAAAACAATGTGTTGAAATGGGTCACAAACAGATATTTCTAACAGTACCTGTAGTTGTCGTTGGCTGGCCAACATTTAATAGATCTACAGCAGCTAGATATGTGGCACGGCAATTCAAGTTGGGTGGTTTTGACGTGAGACTCGTAAGCGAATATGACATATATGTTTCATGGAACATACCCAGAAAGAAGAGGGAAAAGAATGTTGAATCCGACGAACCAGACTTTCCAGATTTGATGAACTTGAAGAAGATGGCTGATAAATACAGGACGCGTGAGACTTAAAGTTAAATTATATAAAACTATTATAAATCATGTCCGATTCACTGAATATAATGGTAGAAGCGAAAAAGGAGTACATGGGCCAGCTCTGCCTCATTATGACTCCAGTTATGATTGAAGTATTCCAAGATATGTACGATGAAGCGGCTAAGCTTTCCAAGGGGAGAAAGACTTTAATCATGTTCCAAAAACTTCTCAAGGAGGTTCCAAATTGGTCTAATCAAATGTCTGCCCAACACACGAGTAACATCGCCGATCGTTGTGCGTGGTTCAATGACCTCCTAGCAGCCGTTTTCGTTGCGTGCACTAAGATTCTATCCGCGGTTCGTCTCAAGGCTGACAATAAGAAGATTAGTCTCAAACTTCCCACTAATGAAGTGTTTATCCAAACGTGCTATAACAACATCGCCAAAGATATCTACAGGAATCCCTACGTTTTCCATGAAGAACAAAGTGAGTACACGAGAGATGATGAGCTCACACATCGCTTCACTACCTGCATTGAAAATACTGTGAAGGAGCTCATCCCAGTTCAACAGATCCTCCAGACATATATGTCACAAGAGACTCGTGACATTGACATTGATGGAGAAGTCCAAGACACTGAGGATCCGGATGTATTTGATGGTCCGGAAGAGATACCATTTCCAGAACCTGAGTCGGAGTCTTTACCTGAAAATGAGGACATGTTGGGTACCGGAGAGCAAATCCAACCAACTGGTCTAGAGAATGAGTTCAAGACGGTTCCCGGTGTTGAAGCACCAGAACCTGAACATATATCTGAACCTCAAATGGAATCCCATCTACCTCAGGCCGTACAGGAAGATGATGGTGTCCTCTTTGGTGACGCACCAGATCATCGTATAAAAAAAACTGCGTATAATTAAATGGAATTATCAGACTATCTTAGAGATCCAATGACCGCTGCTCTCATAGCAGGGGTTATTACTGCTGGTTACATTCATGCTAAGGCTCAACTTAACAACGAAGGTAAATTAGAACTTAATAAATACACCAAGCCAGCTGTCCTCAATGCTATTCTAGTATTCTTCATTGTATCCAATGGCCTTGGTCAAAAAGAAGTTATTTCTAATGATCCTTTTTAAACTTAAAGAATACACTTATAATATAAGAAAATGGCGTCTGTCACTGCGTTTAATGACATGTTATCCCAATTTCTTGTGGAACTGCACAAGACTTTTCCAGATGAAAAAGGTATCAAGAAGATGACCGCATCCTTTGAGGTGATTAAACAAGCTAACCCCCGTCTCATTGTTGACAGTTTCATGAACGGTGTAACTCCTTACGCCGATAAGATTTCTGCTAAGGATGAATCGTTTCTTTTAGAGGAGATTGAGACTATTGATTTTCTCAAGGATTTGAACATTAAGAGTTACTGGTCTCGCATGACTGATGGTACGAAGGGTGCTACGTGGCAATACCTCCAAACCCTCTACATGCTCGGAACCACTATCAATTCTATCCCAGCCGATACACTCGCCCAAATTGAGCGCATTGCTAAAGGTGTAGCTGATAAGATGCAGACAGATGGTGGTGAACTTGATCAAGACGCTCTCATGAAGATGATGGGTAGCATGCTTGGTGGTATGAATAAAAAATAAACCTTCATATATACTAAATGAAGACCTGGTTTGAAGATCCTCAACAACTTATCAAATCGGATGAGATCTTACAATTCTGGCCAAATAATGAACAAACTCCAGAAGACCGAATTAATGCGTCTTCGCGATTTATAATTTATGCATCTTGTATTATTTACCTTACTCGTCGTGATCCACGTATTTTTGTACTTGGTGGTACTATTATAGGTGTTCTTTATGTTATGTATAAATCTAAAATGGTGAAGGAGGGTTATATCGGTGGTGTCGGTACTGAGTGTCAGATGCCTACTATAGATAATCCAATGGCTAATGTACTCATGACGGATTATATAGATGCACCAAACCGTTTAGAAGCCTGTTACTACCCAACTGTGAAGCCATTTGTTAAAGAGTATTTAGATGACCGTGTTCAATATGACTCAGGTAGATCTCGGACACCCCTTCCATCTCAACAGAAAAATGCATATGCTCGTCAATTCGTAACGACCGCTGTTTCTCAAATTCCAGGCGATCAAACCTCTTTCGCTGAGTGGTGTTATGGAAGTAAAAATAGTGCCTCTTGTAGAACCAATCCAGAAATGTGCAGCCCAAATGCTAGGGGTGTTCAATTAGAAGCTTTCGGTGGTCTTGATCTGGCTGGTGATAAACGAACTGGTATGAGTGGGGGACTGTAGCTTATATAAATAAATCTCATGTAATAATAATAATATGGCATACCAATTGCAACCTGGTCTTGCAATAGTTCAAAACGCTGGTGCTCTCCCGTCTGTGAGGGCGAATGAAGAGATATTTGTATATCCTCAGCCCAGTACTCTTAACTACTGCTGTCGTCCAAATACTATGTTGTATGGAACTGCTCCATACATGGCGGGTAAGGGAGCTCCCGCTCAATTTATTGAGACAAGTGATCAACTCCGCCCTCAATCTACCACTCGTTTCAACAAGGTCGTCGTACCAACATACGAACGTAACCTGTTCCCACTCTCAAACATGGAGTGTAAGGTCCCCCTTCGTACAATTTCTTATGAGCCACAGAGTACTCGCGCTGAACTCCAGAACGACCTCTTTTATCAAAGATACGCCAATAAAAATGTTACTAAAAAATAAGAATGGCGGATCCCATTTCACTTGCAGCCATCGCTGGCTTGGTTTTTGCCGGTAGATCTTTGAGTTCTCGGTCTAAACCAGAACCAGTACCAGTTCAACAAACAACACCCCCAGACCCCCAAATTACTTATGATAATGACACACCAGACTTCGTTGAACGTGGATTTGAACCACGTGTAGAGATACCAAGCAAAATGGAAACGGGAAGTTTTGCGGATATTTCTCTTCAACAGAGGAGTGGTGGTCAGGAAATTCTCAATATGAGAAACCGTATGTATGACACTGGTCGTATGAACAACCTCTCCCCAATTGAGAAGCAACTGGTTGGCCCAGGTCTTGGTGTTGGTAGTGATACCCCAGCAAGCGGTGGTTTCCAACAAATGTTCCGTGTGAACCCCGTCAATGTGGGTGCGTATCGTCTCACTACACTTCCCGGTCGCTCGGGTCCAGCGGGGGATACCACTGGTGGTCGGTCGGCTGTCGTTGGACAATTGAGCCACAATAAACCAGATACTACTGCCCATCTCCCATCTCGCCTCCCAGCTATGCCTGGTCGTGCCCAGGGTATGGCTGGTTCTATACCAAGACCTAGTCATCAGAAGACTATGAGAACAACGAATCGGTCAGAGACTGGTCTCCGACAGGATGGTTTAGGTTTCAATGGTGCGAAGCGGTTTATCTCCGCCCAATCTATGCCTCAAGATCCCACCCGTTTCAAGAGTGACCGCAACGATCAACAGTTTAGCCATTACAGTCACACTACTCCAGGTATTACTAACTTCAAGGGTGCTTATGCCACCAGTTCGGCTGCTCAGATTACTACAAAGAATAATGAAGAGTTGATGAAGTATGGATTCCGACCAGAAGATCGTCGCGGTAAGGCTAGTCGTATGGGTAACGCTGGTCGTATGAATGTGAGAGAGAGTGCTCTCAAACAGGGTGGTGCACTCACGGCTGTTCGTACAGATGTGTCACGTACTGATGGTCGTGTGCAGCCTGCAAATGGTGCCTGGACTCAAAATTATCAGCAGAAGCCTTTCCACCAATTCAACACCTATAAGGGTAACGAAAATCCATATAGTCGTGACTTGGGTGTCGCGAAGAGACAACTCCAGAACAACCCTCTCGCGCAAAGTATTTGTTAGATATTCATTTATAGATAAAAACAATCATTAAAATATTATACCTATATTTTAATGAAGGTTCACACCCTTGATATAGATAGTGGTGAGAGAGATACTAATGTATATACATACGCCAATAATTATACGGTCACGCTAAAAGAACCTATATATGACGTTACACAAATCAGACTGATTTCTGCTCGTATACCTACAGCACAATTAACTACATGTTCTACGAATAAAACGTTCAGTATTCATGACTCAGGTGCCCCAAATGACCTCATTGAGATTACCCTCAATGAGACTAATTATACAAACGGAACTGCTCTCGCAACGGATCTTGAGACCCTCATGGAACCACCATTGACATTAATAGATCAAGTTGTATTTGACACAGATACACAGGCTCTAACGTTTTCAAATACAGAAGTAACTGCGAGTAATA